ACGGTAACGCAGCGTCTAAAAAGCCTCAGATCAGCCTACAGCAGTCTTTAGCGGCAATGGAGGCATCAACCTCTATGGACGCACTGAAAGCCGCTTATAAGGCCGCATTTCAAGCCCACGGCGCAAACGAGCAGATCGAAGCCATGAAAGACGCAATGAAAGCCAAACTGATGGAGGTCAAATAATGTTCACCCACCCCTGGCCATTTCGCAGGTCAGACCCTGAAACCAGCAAGACGCCTGTCAAGATCGAACGGCCTCGCCAGATCCATCTGATGATTCTGAAAGAGTTGATGGCAGGCCCAATGAATGCGTATGAGGTATCACACAAGCTGCCTCACATTCTGTATCAGTCGATCACTCCACGAGCTGCATGGTTGCTGAGACAGAAACTTGTAGAGATTGATGGGTATCGCAAAGGCTCACACCGAGCACAAAGAGTCTGGAAAATTACACAGAAGGGGATCGATTATGTTCGAGCAATTGAAGAAAGTAAGGCCAAAAAAGCAGTACGACCGCCCAAACCCCGAGTTGGAAACTGCAATTAGCGACGTAAAACGCAACTTTCCATACCTGTTTTGGAAAGAGCACGAACTACACACAAGGCGCTTCTATGACCAACCAGCTCACCCAGTCCCTTACGCAGGATTCGTCTCAGCGTACAAGCCAATGGTTCCAGGAAAGGCTGGGCCACGTAACAGCAAGCAGGGTAAGTGACGCGATAGCCGGTAAAGACACAGCCACCAGGCGCAACTATCTTGTGCAACTGGTAGCCGAAAGACTTACCGGAGAGAAGCAGGAGTCATTCACCAACGCTGCTATGCAATGGGGCACAGATACTGAACCGCTCGCACGTGTGGCGTATCAGGCAGAGCATGACTGGGTGGAAGAAGTCGGGTTTATCAAGCACCCAACAATCGAGTGGTTCGGGGCATCACCAGACGGGTTTACAGGTGACGGTCTGATTGAGATCAAATGCCCCAATACCACGACGCACCTAGACTGGAGGCTTGATGGGGTTGTTCCAAAGAAGCACCAACCGCAAATGCTGGCACAACTTGCTTGCACAGGTAGAAAGTGGGTGGACTTTGTATCGTTCGACCCACGCCTGCCAGAAAAGCTACAGTTGTTTGTGGTCAGATTCCAACCAGATCAGAAGGAGATAGACGCACTCGAAACAAAAATCAAAGCATTCTTAGTAGACGTACAAACAGCAATCAACAAACTGGAGCAGTGATGGTTAAGTATGAACTCTCAGCAGCAATCGGCACGTACCAGAAAGACGGTCAAGAGAAGACCCGGTGGGCAAAGATCGGTACGGTAATGGAAACCAAGAGTGGCAAGCTGGCACTGAAGATCGACACAATCCCTGTCAACTGGGATGGTTGGGCTAGTTTGATGGAGCCGAGGCCAAAAGATGACTCAATCCCATTCTGATGTAGACCATCCACCCCATTACACTGCTGGCAAGATAGAGTGTATCGAGGCTATAGAGGCTGCTACAACAGGCTTAGAAGGTCTGGAGGCAGTCTGTACAGCCAACGTCATAAAGTATGTGTGGCGGTGGAAACGGAAGAACGGCGTTCAGGATCTTGCTAAGGCTAGATGGTATCTCGACTATCTAATCAGCAAGACATCTAAACCTGAATAATCTCACCCTTGTACTCAACCTCACCCTCTGATCGCACCTGAGCAATCAGGGGGTGAAGCAAGCTACCGTCCCGAATAGACAGCACAATGAACCCAGATCGCCAGTCTTGCGGGTTGTCCTCTGCATACTGGAACTGAGGCCCATACGGGTCTGCAAGTGTCCCGCAGTCAATCCCATATCGGTTGCCGTTGTAGTCCGCAAATGGCGTGACTTTAAGCTGATGAAGGTGCCCCGTTATCGTAGTCCTGCCAGCCGCGAGCGTGTTGTTTCGCGTAGCATGCACACCACCACGAATCCTGTGCTTAATGACTATATCGTCATTTATAAACAGACTCCAACAAGGCGTCCATAGAGGAAAGTGGTCTTTTAGATGAAAGCCTTCAACACCCTCGAACTCTGACACCTTGTTAGACAAAGCAGTCTCAAACCGAGAGTCATGATTGCCAAACGGCCAAAATAGCTTCGCACCCTTAGCAGCCTTCTCAACCTCGCCTAAACGCTCTTTTACGGCCTTCAACTCTTCTACAACGGTAGGGGCCTTACTCCACTGGTTTCTGCCGAATCGAGAGATCTGAGCACCATCAAACGCATCACCGTTGCACACAACGATTGCAGGCTTTTCTGCCTTTATGACCTGAATCAAAGCTCTGTGCGCTGTTGAGATATAGCCTGGCCAGTAATGAGCGTCAGAAAAGATAACGATCTTTCCATTTTCAAGCACAGTCGAAACACGACCGACGCTAGTCATAGAGTGCGCTCTAGCCTCTGCGCTCAACGGTAGAGGAGCTATACCATTGCGTCTGAGCCTGCTAATGATATTGCGAGTGCTAAGACCCAACATCAGCGACATGGCTGTAGGCGATTGATTTCGCTTATAAGCGTCCCAAAATTCTTTATCGCTAACTTTTGCTGGCATTTTGAAACAGCCACTTTCGAATTGCAGGGTTATCGGCTAACACGGCATAGACACCGCGCTCGACTTCTGCCACCTGTTCTTCTGACAGAGACGGACAGGCAGCGTGCACCATCTCATGAAAAAGAGTATCCTGTAGCTGGGCCATTGAGCCTTCAACAAGAATGATTTTGCGCTGGGCAAAGTCGCATAGACCAACAGAGTCATCAAGACTCTCAATGACATCAATCGACCATGTTCGACCGTTAATCTTTGCTTTACTAGGTACGAATGGCTTTTTGTCTGAGTTTTTTAACAAGAAACACTCAGAACTCATACGACACCTATTTGAGACTTAATGCAAGTTTTTCACTCTCGTGAACCCGACGCTCCCAGCCTCGGCCATACGTCTCCCAGGTTGGGAGAGACTTCATATAAGCTAAACGACGCGCACACAGGTCTTTTATCAACTGGTCAACAGGTTGAGCCTCTACAGCCTGCAATGTCATGCGACCTATAGCACCATCAGGATTAGCCCCGACAGCCTCTTGTAGGAGCTTTGCAGCCCTGCCAGGCCCGCTGTTAACGCACGTATCAAACACGATGTAGTCAACACCAGCAGGCAGATCGTCTGCTTTAACAGCGTCCCAGTATCGTCTCTTGTAGAACCCGTTCACAAGATCAGGCGTGAGTGCCTTCATCTCATCGTGAGTCACCTGCCTACCGATATAGCCCTCCCAGGCTTTTTGCGTGACACCGAGGTTCGTACAACCCTTGCGACCGTCTGGCAGTTGATTGCCAGGGTCACGCTCGTCATCAGTGAAACCGCCCTCGTGCGCAATCATCTGCTTGAAAGCAAAGTCCCAGTTCTTATTCATCGCTTCCTCATGTCAATGATCTTCTCAAGAGTTCGACCACCAAAGTAAAACGACATAATGAGCATGCCCCACTGACCCAATAGCTCGACATAGTTCTGGTTAGTGTCCTTGCCAAACGCAGACATCATGGCAAACGTGAAATAGCCTGCCAGAATGAATATAAGCGTCATAGGGCGTATATTTTTTGACAGCCATGAGTCGCTACCCATGTCTGCTTTTAACCGCTCTGTGAGGTTGTTTTGCTCGATCTCAAAGAGCTTAGTTTCGTTGGCAATCTTTGCTAACTCACCGTCTTGGTGGAGTTTTGCAAGTTCAGCCTTAGCCTTGTCTGCTGCTGCTTGGTCAGGCAACACACGGTCAAGGATCTTGCTGCCGACTTCAAGTAGCGGCCCGAGTGGAATCATCGTCCTTACTCCTTAGAAATGCTGCCGCAGCTTTAGCACCCTGCCTGCCAGCAATACCACCGACAGCACCGATAGACAACATCATTACATCTTTCAGAATCGATAGAAATTTATCATCGATAGGGCTGATGTTCTCCATATCGTGTTCTACAAATAGAACCCCGAGAATGATCGACATGACAGAGACAACCAGAATAAACGTGAGTGATAGCGCAATGATCGCCCACACCCTGACTTCTATCTGTTCTGCGGTTAAGTCTTTCATGTTATTGCCCCAGGAGATACAGCATCCACACAATGACAGCCATACAGATTGCAAGGATGACTGCTAATGCTCCAGCATCCTGCACGCTTTCATCTTCATCATTTTCGGGTTTACTTTCCATTCGGCCATGCCTCGATGATGTAGTTGACCAGATGGTAAAGAATGATGCCGCCAGTACCTATGACCGTTGCAATCAATGCACGTTCGCGCTTCTGCTTTTCCAACCTTTCAGCCTCGCGCTTGGCAGCAAGTTCAGCAGCCTTGCGCTTTTGCACGATAGATGTGTGTTCTGCAATGATCTCGTCCCACACATCACCCTGCCCAGACCACACAAGATACTGTTGTAGCTCTCGCTCCATATCTCGTATCTTGCGAGCAGCAATAACAGACTCCATCGCTTCTGACATTGCCGACCGCTGATCTTCTGGCTTTAGCTTGGCACGCTCTTCGTTACTAGCCTTTTGAACGGCATCACGCGCCTCGAAAAGCTGTAGAAAGTCACCAAGACAGTCTTGAGCCTGTTTGCCGATACTAATGGCTTTTTTGATGCCCTCAACCGCAGCCTCGGCAGTGGCAAGAGCTACGGCTACTTCTATCATTTCACACCTTCAGAACAAGCCCCAGTAACAACAGGATGATAGCGCCAGCAGACCCTAGTAAGATAGTCTCTAGTCTCTTAAGTCTGGCGTTGATTCCCTCATATCGAACAGCACAGACTTCTTCGTGAGCAGAAAAACGGGCTTCCAGTTCCATCATGCACTCCAAGGCATTCCATTAGCGGTTACAGGATTCAGTTGCTTTTCGACCTTAGCCGTTAGATTGGCTTCTATCTCGGCCTTCTGATCGCCCAGCGCGTCATACACCCAGCCCAGCACGATTTCTTCGGTCAGGTTCTCGTAGGGGATGAAACCGGGTTCATCCGGGTTGTTAACGTAGGTAGTCGTACCACCGTAGAAGGCAGAGGCTGAGTCCTGTTGAGCGGTGCAAGACCATGCCACGTTGATAACAAACCCATCACTAAGCACACGGGTCATGTTTTGGATAGTCCAAGTAATCATGTTTGTCCCTTTTAGTTGAGAGCGACCCAAGCGCCGCCAGAGTAAATGTAAAGTTTATTGTTTGTGCTATCAATTACCATCGGCGCAAGCCCTGTAATAGCAGTTGGTGTGCCTGTTGGCGTGCCTGCACAAGTTGGGATATACAAAAATCCATTAGTGGCCGTTGTTGCTAAAGCTGCTGTTCCTACACGGACATTGCCATCTTTATCAATACGCATACGTTCAACAGGCGCGACGCCATTGGCCGCAGATCCGAACGCAAGTTCCGTCGCAGTGCCCCCACCAACAACATTGACGCCAGAAATATATGCTTGCCTATTGCCCCAGTTAGTAGACAAGTTCGGCGCAAACAGCAATCTAACTTCAGAATTTAGGCTGTTGTCTGCGTTTTGGAGAATGCCGCCAATTGATGCCGCCCCCGCAGCAGTTGCAACCGTGTGAAAAACGCCTCCTGGCGAACTCGTCCCAATACCAACCCGGTTGTTCCCAGCATCCACAAACAGCATATGGGTCTGGGTATCAGACTCGACGCGGAAGTCGTAGTCATTGCCGGGGTCGTTCACCACCATCTCGGAGGTGCCGATGTTGGCACGCTCGGTGAAGGTGATAGCGTTGCCTGCTGTGCCGGATGGGGCGGTGTACCAAGAATGAGCGCCC